CAGTATTTAGTTGCCCATCTGTATTTGCGTCTAAAGCACCATAACCAACTGCGACATTATTACCGCCTGTATTTATTACGGCCCCAGCTAAACCTCCTATTAATACGTTTTTAATACCTGTTGAAACATTTGCACCAGCATCATAACCAACTGCTACATTATAAGAACTAGCATCGTTGTTTAATGAATTTAAAGCTCTATAACCCATAGCAGTATTTCTTCCACCTGTATCTTCTGTACTTAAGGCACCATATCCTATTGCCACATTGCTAGCTCCAGTAGTTAAAGCATCACCTGCTAGGCCCCCTATTAATGTGTTTTGAATACCTGTTGAAATAGCAGTACCAGCAGTATAACCCACCGCTACATTATATGCGTCAGCACCTGTATTTTGAACAAGTAAAGCATTATAACCTATCGCTACATTTCTACCATGATCATCTTCTAGGCTTAAAGCATTTGCACCTATAGCAACATTTCTTCCTCCTCCAGTTAGAGCTTCTAGTGCTGATCTACCAACAGCAGTATTATCATCACCTGTTGTTGTTGCGGAAAGAGATGAATAACCTATAGTTGTATTTCTAGTACCTGTTGTTAGTCCATCACCTGCTTTACCGCCAACCATTGTATTTTGTACACCTGTTGAAACAGCCTTACCAGCGTCTCTACCAATAGCAACATTATGACTAGAGCCATCATAGTTTTGTACTAATAAAGCATTTCTACCAATAGCAATTGAATCACTACCAGTATCTTCACCACCTAAAGCATTCATACCAATTGCTACATTAGAACCACCTGTAGTTAAAGCACTACCAGCAACACCCCCAATTAATGTATTGTAAATACCCACAGTTAAAGCTGTAGCGGCATTATAACCAACAGCAACGTTATAATCACCCTGAGTTATAGCGTCCATTGCGCCTATACCTAATGCGGTATTGTATGTAGCAGAGGAAATTGTACCAGTAGTACTGTGACCAATTATTAATGATCCTGTGAAGTTTGTGCCCTCAGCTTTAAAAGCTAAAGCTGATGTTGTACCACCGTAAAGTTCTGAGAAGTTGTCGTTACAAATGTCGAATGCGGCCCTGAGCGTATCCCCAGTTCCATCATTAGCAGTTGTACCTATATTTATAGATTGTAAAGCCATTTATTTGTTTTTTTACATTTTATTTGCATCTGCAGTAAATAATGTACTGTCTGCGAAGGGATCGTATGTACGATCAGCTAAAAGTGGTATACCAACTATTTCAAAATCCCCACCTATTACTACAGATGTAGGATATATCCATGTTGCACTGGTTTTTATTCCTAACTTAGGCATGACCTAGTAAAGTAACATTATGTCAGTAGTAGTAGTTGCTAAAGCCCATACTCTATCTACTTCAATAGGTAGTATAGAACCAGCTGCAACATTTTGGAAAAGTACTGGTCTGTGTATTTCATACTTTTCACCACTATCCATAATATCTGAAGCGCTATTACTAGCATCTACTAAACTAAGTGCTGTATCGCTGTCAACAGCTCCAACGAAAGCAACTGTACCATCTGTTGTGTTTACAACAACATCTCTTGCTTGTACTGTGGTGCTAAAGTTTTGTGCAGAATCAGTTAATTTATTTGAAGTACCTGCTGTATCTGCACCTTTTTCAAGTTTTTTATTCTGCCCAGAAAGTGTTACAAGAACATTTCCAGCAGTACCTATATATAAACCAGCTCTATTATAAGTATCTTGAACCGCTGTAATATCATCAAGATCAAGTAAGTTATTTGTATAGTCTATAGCAGCGCTACCAATAGTACTAGAATCTTTTAAAACAACCGCGTGTCTTATTGTTTCAGTACCGCCTTTTGAAGGTGCTCTATAATCCCCAGTAGGATCTGATATGTCTCCGTATGCCATTTTTAATTTTTTTTGTTATTATTATCTATTTTTATCTTTGTTGATTAAATTTATAGCCTTAATCATTACTTTATCTGAATAAGAATTACCTTCCATTATTTTATTTCTTTTAATACTAGTTGGTAAATCTTCTGTACCTAACAACATTCTATATATTCTACTTATAAGTTGTTTACATTTAAACGATGTTTTGTATATACTATATTTAATTGTTGTTCTATTCCGGTGCCTCCATGTTTCTATCCAGCCTTCCCGTCTTAGCCTTTCCCAGCGATTTTTATCCCAAGAATAAGTATAAACGCCATTTAAATAATCTTGTCTGGTAAATAATTCCAAACAATCAAAGTAAATTAGAAGTTCTAGATCAGCATTTTTTAGTTTATATGTTTTACAAGCCCATCTTCTTATAATACGATAGTGCTTTAACAACCCTATGCTTCTTAGATCTTTGGCTTCTAATTTTCTCATAAGACAATAACAACATCTTGTTGTTTTATTACTAGAAATATCTCTTCATCAATTTCTATCTTGAACCCAGCGTTTTTATCATAGTAAATTTTATCATTGTCTTTTACACCTTGAACTAATTCACCTACGCTTTTTACAAGACCTTGCCTATATCTTATGTCTTCTTTTATTTTATCTGTAAGAAGTAAACCCCCTTTTGTTTTGGTTGGTTTCTCTTTTATATCTCGTATAACTAAATATCCACCTATTGCTCTCATTCTTCTCTCATATTACTAATTACACAATCAGTTGATAATATTGTTGAAGCAACAGATACAGCATTTTTCAATGCACTTTTAGTTACTAGCAAAGGATCTATAATACCTTCTTTAATCATATTAACTGTTTCACCAGTTACTACATTTATTCCTTTACCTTTACCTTTTTGTGGTACATACTCTAAACCAGCATTTTCAAGTATCTTTTTATATGGATATTTTATAGCTTCTATAAATATATCCGTACCATCAGTTTTTTCTTTTAAGTTATTTGCAGCATTTAAAAGTGCCACACCACCACCCGGAACAATACCTTCTTTAATAGCAGCTTTAGTAGCATGTATTGCATCATCTACTCTATCTTTCTTTTCTTTTAATTCCACATCAGAATTTGCACCTACAGAAACTACTGCAACATTCCCAGATAATATAGCTAATCTTTCTTCTAATTTTTGTGTTCTTAAACTAGGATCACTACTTTTTAATTGTTCCTCTATATCTTTAATTCTTGTTTTAGCTTCTTCCGGTATTTCATTAATTTTTAATACTGTAGATTTACTATCTGAAATTGCTCTTTCACATTCACCCAACATATCAGGTGTAATTAAATCTATATCATCACCATATTCTTCATTTATATGTATAGCTCCTGTCACAGCTGCAATATCATCTAAAAAATCTTTTTTCCAAAAACTAAAACCAGGAGGTGCAACAACATTAGCTTTTATATTACCTTTTATCTTATTCATTACCAATGCTGCCATTGGTTGCTTATCTAATTCAGCTATAATAAGTATTGGTCTATTATTTGTTACAGCATATTCTAATACAGTTTGTATTTTTCTTACTATGCTTATTGGTGAACTAACTAATAAAACTAAAGGTTTTTCTAATGTTACAGTTTGTTTACCTGTATCTGTTACAAAATTAGCATTTGCATAACCTTGATTTATTTGAGATCCAGATACTACTTCAACTGTAGTTTCACCTGCTTTCCCATCAGCATCCATCATTACAGTACCATTTTTACCAACTTGCTTAAAAGCCTCACCAATTATAGCTCCAAGCTCTTTATCGTTGTTTGATGATATAGTTGCTACTTGATCAATCATATCGCCTTCAACTGGTACTACTATGTTTTCAAGATAGTTAATAGTACTATCACACGCTTTTTGAATATCTTCCTTTATTTTACGTAAACTTTCTTTAGTTTCTTTATTATTAGCTTCTTTTATTAAGCTATGTGCTAAAACAGCAGCGGTAGTTGTACCATCTCCTGCTTCTGAAACTGTTTTACGCGCGGCTTCTCTTATAAGTGTAGCCCCTATATTTTCTACAGGATCTTTTAAATTTACTGAATTAGCTACAGTTACACCGTCTTTTGTAATCATGGGTCTTCCCATGAAGTCTTCTAAGATAACGCACTTACCGCTAGCCCCAAGAGTGGAGCTAACAGCTTGTGTCAATTTATCTATCCCTGCAAAAACCTTATCTTTAGCATTACTGCCAAAGCTCAAAGTCTTCACAATGTCTTGTGGATTTTGCATTTAATTTAATTTAATTTAGTTAATAAATCTATTTAAAAGTTTTAATAACTTTTGGACCATCAATGAACTCTACCTTTTTAGCGTAGTGATCAACTGAACCATCGATAGCAGTTTCTGCTCCTTCAATGGTTTCTCTTCTGGTCACATCAATCCAAGTATCTTCCTCTTTCGGATTTTGGTACTCGGTTTGGTAAAAACCATTTGGTAACTGGGTTATTCTCCAGTTCTTTTTGGTAGCTAAATGCTTCCAAAATTCAACGGTTTCTTTGGAAATTTGTGGTTGACTATTCCACGTTCTAGTCGAATAAAAAAATGTCATGGTTTTGGTTTTTAATTAAACATTTTGGTTATTGCCCTTCACCGGGCCGGTTTTATTTTTTCTTTGCTTTTCTTTTAGCTTCTCTTTTAGCTTTTCTTGCAGCTTTTTTACCTGCCTTTGTATATGGGTATTTTTTTCCTTTTACTGTTGGCATAGTTTAATATTTAAAGATTATTGATTTATGAGAACGGTGTTGCAGGTGCCCCAGTACATAATAATGTACCTTCAACATGCCATTTATCAGCGGCAATATTTGTTACTGTTACTTTACTACCTGCTCTACCCGTTGTAGTACCGTTAAATGTTATTTGATGGAATTCATCTGCAACTTGAACTGCAAATGAAGCATTTGCATCAGATGTGTCTGTATCAACAGTCATAACTGACCCAATTAAATCTTCGTTAGTTGTATCTGCACATGCTATTCTTTTAGTTCCAGCAGTATCATCAAGTACTATAAAATGGTAATATACACCAGTTAAATCACCCGCACCAGAATCTGGTAAAGTAAATGTTGCAGCAGTATCATTAAATACAAATGTTTCACCAGAATCATTTGCCGTTAAACTTGTATCAGCTGTAGTTGCTGTAACAGGTGTTCTAAGTCCTACTACTTTAGCATTTGTTGTTTCTGTATTACCAATTACTGTACGGGTAGTACCGCCAGCGGCTATATTTCCAATAACAATACAATTTGAATCACTACCAGAATTTATGTCAGCAGATTCT